CGCGATAGGCCGGCGCCAGCCCAGCTCCCTCGACGGCCTCGATCTTCGGATCCGGCAGTTGGTCCTCGCTACCCGGATAGACCCGCATCGTGATCTCGTCGGGGGCGATCTCAGCCCCATCCGCCCAGACCCGGCCTACCCGCGCGATCTCCCCTTCGCCGACGGCAATGGCGAGGCTCACGACATAGGAATAGCTCGTCACCTTCGGCTGCGACGGACGCCCCTTGCCCCCACCGTTCGTGGCCTTCCGCTCCTCGAAGCGCGAAGCCCAGATGACCTGCCCGCCCACGCGCATCCGCCCGAAGATAAGCGGGATGGCCGTCCCCTCGCTCGCGCCATTGAGCCGGAACCGCTCGATCCGCCCCGTCTCGACCGCCGCCGCGCCCGATCCCAGCAGCCGCTGGTCGATCACGTTCCCCAGCGTCGCCCCGATCGCCCGCCCGATGATCGCCGTCGACAGGCCGAGCACGCCACCGCCCAGCGACCCGCCAAGCGCGGCGCCCGCCGCCGAAAGAACGATGGTCGCCATCAGTACGCCCCTCCGGGAAAAGCGAATGCCGCCACGACCCGCCGCCGCCAGGGCGCCGAGAGGCTGTTCTCGACCACGCCGTGGCCGCTGTACGCATGGACGAAGCGCGGCACATCCCCAACCTCGGTCAAGATGCCCAGATGCTTCGCGACCGACCCGTCCCGCATCCGGAACAGGAGCACATCGCCGGGCTCCGCCTCTTCCCGTGGCACCAGATGCCGCCGCGCGGCCTCCCACAGCGCCTCTTCCCGCCGTGCCTCGCTCCAGTCCGGCGTGTAGGCCGGCACCGCCACAGGCTCCGCGCCCAACAGCTCCCGCCACACCCCCCGCACGAGGCCAAGGCAATCCGTCCCCGCGCCGCGGCACGAGGCCTGGTGCAGGTAAGGCGTCCCGATCCAGCCCCGCGCGATCCCGACCACGCGGCTCACCGCTTCAGGCTCCCGCCGTCGTTCCGACCCGATCGCTTCGGATAGGCCATCTGCCAGTCCTCGCCCGGCACATGCGGAAAGCCTCGGAAGTTCATGAAATTCAGGAACTTCCCCCGGCACGTCTCGGCCCGCTTGTCGCAACCCGCCTCGACGCGCACCGCATCCCCCGGCCGCACTTCGGCCCTCACCTCTTCCCAAAGCTCGATCTCGCGCCCGCCCGCGATCACCCGATCCGCCTTCACAAGCCCCACGAGTCCCTCCGCCGCCCCCGACACGACCCGGAACCGCCCCCGCTCGAACCACCGCTCGGCGAAAGTCTCCTGCGGGAGCACCCGGAACGTCCGCGCGTTCACGACCTCCAGAACGCCCACGTCCATCGCCATCCCCGGCGCGGAAAGGTCCACCCGGCACCGCCCGTCCCCCAGCACGGCCGAACACGGCCCCTGGTAGACGTACCCCTGCGGCTGGTTCAGCGCTTCGGCGAGGCCGCGCAGCTCCGCCCGGAACTCCGCCCCCGCCCGCTCGATCTCGCCGAGCGAGCCGCGGAACTGGAGCATCCGCTCCGCAGGCTCCGCCCAGTTCACAAGCCAGGCCTCGACCGCCGCCCCGTCGAACCGCCCCGCAACCACATCCGCCTCGGCGATGGCGGCATCGCTCAGCACCCCCAGCACCTCCGAGTTGTCAACCGACAGCCCGGTCCGCTGCTCGAGCGCCCGCGCCGTCATCCCTGAATCCGGCCGGAACACGACCCCGCTGAACGCAACCGCCTCGTCGTGGTCCGTGAACCCGTAGGCGACCCCGTCCGCCCGCGTCACCCGCCAGCACCGGCAGACCGTGGTGGACCCCGACGCCAGATGCGCGGCAAGCGCCGCCGCCCCGCTCACAGCCGCACCTCCACGACCGGAACCGCCGGCAACTCCCCCGCCTGGAAACTCGCGACAGACACCTGGATCAGATCCGTGTCGAACCGCACCGGCACGTCGAACTCGAACCCCGCCGTCACCTCCACGCCCACATCCGGCGCCGTCCCGAAGCTCACGACCCCCGTGGCCCCGTCCACCGTGTAGTGCACCAGTTCCACCTGCGGATCGCCCTGCACCCCCACCCGGATCGTCCCCACGACCGGCTTCTTCACAGGCCGCACATAGTCCTCCGCCCCCGACCGATAGGACTTCGTCAGTTGAAACGCCGTCCGCACCCCGTCACCGATCCCGATGACCTGATCCTCGAACCCCACGACCTTGGAGGGCAGGCAGGACTTGAAGTCCCCCCAGTCCTTCCAGCGGAACCCGTGCATGCGCCCCCGCCGCGCCTCGAAGAACGCCACCAAAGCCTCGATGTCGTCGAGCGACCGCATCCCCGCCCCGGCGTCATAGCGACGCCGCGAATGCGCCCAGGGCGTGTTCCGTTCCTCATAGCCGTTGGCGAGCGTCACAACCTCCGTCCGCCGCTCGGGTCCGCCGACCGAGCCGAAGCTCAGGTTCGCGGGAAACCGCACCTCGTGAAACGCCATGTCCCGCTCCTCAGAGATTGCGCCGACCGCGCGCGATGACCCGGCTCACCTGCGCCGCGATCTGGCTCCGCGACCGCGCGAAGCCCTCCACGTCCGGCGTCGTCACGTTCATCGTCACGTTCACCGCCCGCCCGCCGCCTTGTGCGGCGACGCCCAGCCGCCCGTCCGCGCCCCGCGTGAGCGGCATGATCGCCTCCGGTCCCGCCTCGCCCATCAGGCCAAGGCCGCCCCGCATCGGGAACGTCACCGGCCCATTCACGATCCCGCCATTGGCGAAGGGCATGACGCGCCCTTGCGCGAAACTCCCGCCCTTCTCGTGCGCCGACACCGCGCCGATCAGCCCCTCGACCCCGCCCGCGATCAGCCCGCCGATCTGGCCCGTGATCGGCCGGATCGCTGCCGAATAGGCCGCGTTGACCATGGACTGGCCCACGCCCTTCAGCGCGTCCGTCAACCGCATCCCGTCGAACAGAAGCCCGTCGAAGGACCGCCTCAGCCCCCCGCTGATCCCGCGCGACAGCGTCCCCGCCTCGCGGCCCGCATCTGCGATGCTCTCGCCCATTCGCGCCACCTCGCGCTCGAAGGCCGCCGCCATCCCGGCCGCGCCGCCCAGCGACCGCTCGAGCGCCGCCACTTGGTCGTCGAAGCCGTCGATCCCGTCCACGTCATCCATCACCTGTTTCCCTGTCCGGATAGGCTGCTGCCAGTTCGTCAAGCCGCGCCCGCGTCAGCGGCGCAGACCCCCCGCCATGCCCCAGGAGAAACGCGAGCTCGCCCGGCGTCAGCCGCCAGAACTCCTGCGGCGCCAGCCCCAGCCCCCGTATCCCCGCCCGCATGAGCGCCCCCCAGTCGAAGGCGCTCATCCCCCGGGCACCCGGAACGCGCGCGCAAGCAGCATCCCTGCGGCCCGCGCCGCCTCCACCGGCCCGCCCTCGATCTCGGCACTCAGAAGATCGCGCGACGCGCCCCGCCACCCCCCGCCGCGCAACCCCGCCACGATCAGCAACAGCACGTCCCGCGTCGAGAACCGCCCCGCCTCGAACCGCTCCACAAGCTCGACGAGCGTCCCCGCCCCAAGCTCGCCCTCGAGCTCGGCGAGCGCGCCAAGCGTAAGCTTCATGACGAAGCGCTCGCCGTCGATGACCAGCCCCACCTCCCCGGCGTGAGGATTGGCCATCAGAGCGCCGTGAACTCAAGCCGCCCGGCAGACGCCAGGGACAGCTCATAGGTCGCTTCCCCGTTGTAACTCCCAGAATACTCGATGGAATTCACGTGAAACGGGCCCTCGACGATCCCGAAGTCCGGGATGATCACCTGGAAATCCGGCGTCTCCCCGTCGAAGAAGATCTGCCGCGCCCGCTCGTCGCTCGCCGCGTCCTTGAAGACGCCGCTCCCGGAGATCGCGGCCGACTTCACACCCGCGCCTCCCAGGATCTCGCGCCACCCGCCCGCGCTCTCAAGGCTCGTGACATCAACGCTTTCCGCGTTGAAGCTCACGCGCGTCGCGCGCAACCCCGCGACGGTCTCGAACTGCCCGCCGCCGGTCAGGTCGATCTTGATCAGAAGGTCTTTCCCAGCCTGCGCTGCCATCTCTCACCTCGTTCAGATGTCGTCTTCCACCCGCGCGCGGAACGTCATGTCGATCCGCCGCACGTCGCCCGCCCGGACGCGCCGCGCCCGCGCCGCAAGGAACTCGATCGCCACGACCCGCCCGCGGGAGAGCGTCAGCCCCGCCCCGAGAAGCGCGTCCGACGCCGCCCCCGCCGCTGCCTTCGCCGTCTGGAACCCGGCCGCATCCGTCACCACGCTCACGGTGAAGCGATGCTCCGCCCCATGCCCGGTCTTGTCCGACCGGTCCCGCACGTCCTCCGGGCCGAGCGACACATACGTCCCTGGCACCGGCCCCGCCGGCACAACGTCGAAGACCGCCGCCCCCACGAGCGCCGCAAGCCCCGCATCCGCCGCCAGCCGCTGATACACCGCCGCCTGAAGCGCGGCCGCCACGCCATAGCTCATGCCGCCACCTCCTCCCGCGCGAAGCAGACGAGGAGCCTGCCCCCTCCCCCCTCCTCGGTCACCGCCAGGATGCGGAACACCCGCGTCCCCTCCCGGAACCGCTGCCCGGGCACCGGCCGCGACGGCGCACCCACCGGCGCCGCCCTGACCGTGATCCGGTAGGGCACCGTCGACAGCGTCGCAAAATCCGCCTCCGCCTCGCGCCCCGCCCCCGGCCGGACATGCCCCCAGAGCACGCCCCTCTCCGCCCACACCTCGGCGAAGCCCCCCGCGCCGTCAGGCACCCGCTCCACCGCCTCGAGCACCAGCCGCCGGTCGAGCCTCATCGCCCGCCCCCGCCGAAGAGCCGCACGGTGCGATACCGCTCCACCAGCACCGCCACCCCCTGCGGCAGCCCGCCGCCGGAGGCCACTTCGTGCCGATGCTCGTAGTAATGCGCAGCCAGCAGCATCACCGCCTGCCGCAGGTCCGCTGGAACTCCGCTCCACGTGGGCGCGAAGCCGCCCGTGAAGGTAATCTCCGCCGCGCCCCCCACCGGGATCGTCGGAAAGACGAGCCCCGTCGAGATCAGCGTCGGTCGGTGCAGGTCCGGCTCCAGCCGCCACCGCTCCGCCGCGACGGGCGTCACAAGCCCGTTCATGTCCCGGATCGCAAAGGCAGTCACCGCCGACACCGGCGCCACCGGCAGCA